TAGATGAAACCATTGATCCTACATATCTAGCACAAGTTGTTGCTTTGAAACCAACACCTGGAGAATATGACGTATCATTAACCATGGCAAGCAAACTAATTGCAGCTTTTGGAAAAGTTGCACCACTCGAAAAACAAAGATGGATTGGAGAAGAACCAACCTTATATGGCACTGTTTATAAACTTAACATACCAATCTATATGTCAACATTTAGATATAACATTACATCATTGGTTGCACAGGCAGAAGGTTGCTATTTAGTAGCAGAACTTGACTTCTCCATTGTGAAAGCAAATGATCGTAATTTTATGGTACTTAACAACTGCCTTAATAGGGATTTTAAGCAAGACTATCTTTATAGGTTCTATAGGACAGCCATATCATACGAACGTACAATTGCCGTATGTTTCCAAGATACATCCCACAACAACATCGCAACAGGAGATGATTTCTTCCAATACATTGCTGAAGATGGCGTAGATTATACGACTAAATATACGTATGTCCCAGATAAGCCACTCCAAACCTTTGTATGCACAGGAAATAACATGCCTAGTGCCATTCTACCAACAGGATTAAAACAACTATCCTTTGTAAGATCAGGAACCACCACCACCGTTGCAGAAGATTTGCCATTTACACCACTTTACAAACCAATAATCCGAAATGCCTTTAAGGCACTCGATGAAATCTTGGCAGAAAAAGCAATCACCATGGCAAAAATGAATTTAATCATTAACGGCGAAAACAAAGGAGAGATTGGGTATAATAGCTCAACTTTCTTTGTAAGAACAGATACTTTCAAAGTGTCATTCCCACGTGTAGGTAATTCTATAAAATTATCAAATATTACTGAACTATCTTCACCTCAGGGACTTACCGTTTTCAATACTACATCCATGAGCCCATGGGTAACACCAGGAACTCGTAGATATAGACCACGTATCAACTTTAATGATTATATTCCCGAAGCATCCGCTATTGCAGGAGGAATGATTAGCGGACTTGGTTCAGGCTTATCTGCCTGGGCTAACCAGCAATTTCAATCTCGCATGCTTGAACAACTCCATCGCAACAATTCTGCTCTTCAAGGAGCAAATAATGCAGCACTGGCAAAACGACAAAAAGAAGCTTTTGAACGTAACCTCGAACTCAAAGGATACGGATCTTCATCAGCTCAATTTGGCCTTATTGGGCCAAGACAGGAAAATCAAATGAACACCGAACCATATGCCAATATGTCCAACTTTGTGTATTCACACACACTTGGTAATAGTAACAGAGCCCGAATCGATTCAATTATTTCATCACCAAACGTAATTGACGCAACAGGTATTCAACTCGATCCACCTATACACGATGTAACAAACTTCACTGACAATGCAGCTTTCCAACCAGCACCAAGAAATAAGCTGATTGAAAATGCTATGCCTGAAGACGTCGAACCAATAGATCCAGCTCTTGATAAAGAGACTGCATCGACAACAAACAACACTATCGTGCACGCAAATGCACCTATGACAA